TTCACGTATTCTTCTGGAGTAGCAATCCCATCAAATAAACTGAAATGGGTGTGGACATGTAAGCCGACGTAGTTCATATTACCAATCAGCGTTTGTTGCTGAAGTGGCAGATGGGCCATCAAAGCCCAAATAGAACGCTTCTTGTTCTGCGTAAGGAACCTTGCGTAGTGCAGACTCTAGTGGGTAAGGCTTAATGTCTCCCCAGTTGAATGGCTCCTTATCTGGTGCAGATGGAATTAGTGTGTAATTGGTTTCAGTTCCCTGACCATTACGCTTTAACTTCCACTGTACATTTGAGATGCTTCCTGTTTCAAGTGCATACTCACGAATTGTGTTGAATGATGATTGCTTGCTGATACCCATTGACCAGATTGCAACATATGGTGCTTCAATGCCGTCGTCAACTAGAACGTTGCAATAGAAACGAAGACGTGCTCTCCAGCCAGCCTTTGGATCCTTGCGGTGCATTTCTTCTGCCCAGTCACGACCTTCTGTGTCCATTGTATCTACAGCCTTGCGCTTGTAGTCCTTTGGATTTGTGTGTTCTGATACAACGATTGCTAGACCACGATCAGGACTGTAGTTTGCTGAGTCCTCATCTAGTTCTTCTAAGAATCTAATCTTTACTGATTGTCCATCAGCAAGTTTTAGCCACTTAACCTTTGGGCCGTCGCCACCCTTTGGACCATCTAGTACTGGTCCCATTTCTTTGATTCCTCTTAGTATTGCCATGTGTTTTCTCTTTTCTGTATTATGTTAGTTTAGCATAGACTGTATTGATTTGTCAAACTGGAAGTCCAGTTCTTGAATTGACTTATCGTCCATGTCGCCTATATCTTTATATTCTTTATTTAGTTGTATTACAGATACACGAGAACCAAGTTTTTCAACTATCTTAGTTTTCATATTTCCACCTGCTTCATCGTTATCTGCAATGACAATTATATCATTAAAGTACTTCTGAAGCAATTCTATTTGTATGTTTGACACATTAGATCCCAATGTTGCTACTGCTGGAAAGCCACACTGGTCAAGCCTAATGGCATCAAATGATGATTCAACTATGTAAACTTTACCAGAAGTCTTAACTCTATGAAGGTTAAACAGTGTTTTAGACTTTGGCAGACCTGGGGTGTTCTTAAACTCTTTGCCCTCAATAGATCTTCCAACAAATCCAATTGCTAATCCGTCTGGACTATGTACTGGAACAGTTACCATATCTTGTTTTTCTGAATAGCCTAAAGAAAATTTTGATGCTGACTCTTTGGTAATTTTCCTATAGTTAAAATAATCTTTTGCTCTGCTAGAAGATAGTAATTCATTATGTAGTCTTTTGATAACAACCTCGTCAAACAAAGTAAACTCTGGTTTTTTATAAAGGGCCCTGTCTACATCCTGTTCTATGCTTGTTTCTGTTTCTTTGCTCTTGATAAATCTTGCAGCCTCAAAGTATGTTCTATTAGACATGTGCATAACAAACTCTGTCAATCCCGTAACGTGGTGACAAGCAAAACAGAAGAATGTTCCATTTGACTTGTCTATTTCTCCTGCTGGGGTCCTGTTGTTATTGTGATATGGACAGAAAATAATATAGTCTGAGTCAACCTCAGACTCAATCGTTACACCTGTTCCCGTGAGAACTCTTTTGATTTGCTCTTTTGTATAAAGATTGGTGTGCTTACGTCTATTCCTGCTATCCATTCGCTTTGTCTTCTTCCCGTATATGTCCCGTGTACTGTTAGTTGAAACTCAAAATATTTTTTCTTGTGGTTATAGTCTAGCGTAAAATCTGGAGTTATGTCAAGCCGTGGCACATATCCTGATAGTCGCATTTCTGAATCCAGGAGCCTGATGTATTCATCCTTCAGCCTACCAAGCGCTGACTCATCGTGAATGACCCCGTCAAGATAGAACTTTTTGATAGGTCTATGGTGATAGAAGGTAGGAGGAAGATTCTCGTGCTGCATACCATATTATAACTACTTATCTTCATAATCTTTATATCTGTAGTATCCCTTGTCAAAGTCAACCTGTACAAGGAAGTCTCCCATAAACCCATTACGGTTCTTTCTAAAAGCGCATTCAATAATATCACTATTTGATGCTCTACCAAGAGCAATAACCCAGTCTGCATCATAAGCAATCTGTCTTGACCAAGCGGTCTGACCAAGCGTAGGAACCCCACTAAGATCATTAACATCGTCTGGCGTAGCAGATGAGATAGCAATGATTGGGACTTCTTCACCAATAGCCATAAGTTTAAGTTCTCTTGAAAGGTTCTTCATTCGTACTGTTTCATTATCTGACTTCTGATTAGGAGCCATCAACTGAAGGTAGTCAACGATTACAAAGTCTGGCTTGTACTGGTCAATCTTTCCACGAAGCACTGAAGGGTTAATCTCTCCACCCTGATCGTTTGAAATGATATGGAACTCTGGCTTACCCTGTAAATGCTTAGCATGCCAAGCCTTAAGAGTATCTAGTTCAACATCTCCATTGCTTAACTTTCTGTGAGACCAAAGTCCTTCACCCATAATAGTAAATACACGATTACGAACTTCTGTTTCTGACATCTCAAGAGAGATTACAAGGGGTGTTCTACCCTGCTTCCAGGCCTGTACAGCGAAGTACAGAGCCATCCAAGACTTTCCTATACCTGGGTATGCTAGAAAGACTCCTAACTGCCCTGGCATAATTCCAGAAGGAAGATAGTTATCAAACCCTGGTAGGTTAGTTTTAATTCCAACATGACCTGCTGCTTGCTGAACCTTTAGGTTTTCAAAGTATGCTACTGCTGATTCAAGATCCGTAACATCAATGTCACGAATGGCTGCAGTATTCTTTTTTAACTCAGATGTCTGAGTAATTAAATCATTTAATGCGATAGTTCCCTGATTGTTTTGAACATTGCCTGCTGCTGATCTTAGAATATCTTTAAGGCTGTCATTTAGGTACTCACCCTGTAACTCTTCAAGGTGGTGCTTGGTTGCTCCTACATTTGCTATTGGGGCAAAGTCTCTAAACTTTTCTGTTACAAGTTCTGCAGGTGGTAAAGACTTATTGTTTTCAAAATAGAGTCTGATGAAGTTCCAGATATCTCCGTGAGTTCTTAGAAGGTTATCAACATTTGCCTGCAAAAGTATATGGATCTGCTTATCTTGAAGAACTGCAGTAATTAGTTTGGACTCTGTATTATTCACTTAGCCACTCCTTTGCCATTCTTCTACGCTCTGCTCTCTCGTTGTCATCTCTGCTTTTATCTTTTTGTGCTTGTAAAATCTTTTCTGCATTATATGCAAAGTAATTCCAAGATGGATTCTCTGCAACCTTAAAGTAATACTCAAGTATATCGTAACACCCTGAAATTCCGTATGATTCAACTAGGGCATCTGAAGCCCACTGTTCTACATTTAGATTAAGGGATGGCTTTGATTCGTACCTTGCGGTATGATACTTGCTGTATCTTGAAAGCAAAGCCATACGGTCTTTGCGCTCAGCCATTATTCGTTAATCTCTGCCTTTGCTTCGTTAATCTTATCAGTCAGTTTATCTTCAACAAACTTGTAGACTCGCTCAAAAGCCTGGTCTGCAGTTTCTCCATTACGTCTTGTGTCAACTACCCCAAGGTCAAGCCTTAGCGATTGAAAGTTTCCTAGGTTAAGCGTGTATCCAAGTGTAACAGATACCTTTGTGTCTTCGTTTTCCATTTCATACCCTTCGTTAAATAGACTCGCTCCAAATTGGAACAAACTGTCCGTCTTCTGTTCTTCTATATGTAAGTATACCATCGCCCATTCTTCGTGTCAACTCTTGTTTGCTAGGCGTAATATCATTTGTTATTAATTTGTCTTTTCTTGGCCTACCAATATGGTATGTAGCAAGTATATCACGTATCTCTTTTACTTGCGATTCTGAGTAATATGATCTTACTTGGAATCCTCTGGCCCCTCCTTTTTGCGATCCCATTGGAAATGGAATGACTCCTCGTTTCATTAGTGATGGCATATATTTTTTATGACGATTAACTAAATCAGCAGTCTCTCTAACGGTATAGGCCCGTTCTCTTTTCTTTTTAAAATCAGAAACTAAACAACTTTCAATTTGATCTTTTGTGATATTATAAACAGACATTATTCCATTAGATTTATTTAAATGGTGCACTCGAACTAGGTCTCCATTTAAAAACCAGACTTTTTTATTCCCTGGAATTACAGGGAGGACATTGTAGCCTTCGCTCTCGATACTTCCCTTTTTAATAGCCATAAACCCTCCGCAGAACTTGTTGGTGGATTAAAAAAATCTCTTGATCCACAAGCCATGCAATATGTCTCAAGGTGTCCGATTGTGCTGTATTGTCTGTCAAGAAACATTCTGCCTTTACATTTTTTACATTTTAGCATTAGTTTGGTATACCAATGATAATTAAGTTAACATTAAGAGAAGCATCTCCAGATGTATTAAACTTAACAAACCCATTAACAGAAGACGTAGATGGATCATTTAATATTAAAGATACGCTTGCTCCAGCAGGAGTTTGTCCTACGTTTATTGGGGTAGCAGTAACAATTGGGGGGAATCTAAACTCTCCTGTAAATGAATGTGAAAAAGAAATTTGCTCACCAGGGGTAACAGACTTGCTACTTGCAACTTTAACAAGTGCACCAATAACCCTAACCTCTGTAACCTTTCTATTTTGTGGACCGTTGTCTGCTGTCTGAATAGTTACATAGTCATAGGTTGCTGGAGAGACCTCTTTTGATAACTCGTTGACTGCTTGGGCTAACTCATAAACATATGCCACATCTAGTGGTTGTCCACGCTCAGGTAAGGGTATTTTTGCCATACTATAATTATACCACTATCGGAGTTTCTAAAGTAAAGATTGCTGCATCTGCAGAATAATTCTTAGGATAAACAGGTACCTGAACTGCAACCTGAAAAGAAGTTACTCCAGATGGAACAAGTGTTCTGAGCGATGTTGCAGGTACGGTTTCAAGGTGAACCCACTTATCATTAGTTAGATTAGTCTTAATATACACATCATATTCTTTAAAGATAGATGTTTCAGTCTCACCAGGATCACTTGAAGCCTTGGGATGTTGCCAAACCATGGTAATTACCTTCAATTGTCCTCCTGCAACTCCAACAGAGCAAGGTACTTTTGGTATAACCCCATTTGGTAAAAAGTAGTATGGAGACCAGTGAGAGGATCTATTCTTGTCATTTGATACCACTCTATACCTAACAAAATACCCTAGCCTACTTAAACTAAGAGATGGGAGATCTTCTTTTAAGACTATTGCCTTTTTGATTTCTTTGTCTGGCTCAAGATCGGTCAGTGCCATTACATTACATCCAAGCCAAACCTAAACTCAATGTGGTTTGAACTGTTTGCAATTTTTGTAACTGGCCTTGAGTTTAGACTTTTTACAACTGAATATCCAGTTAATCCATAAATTGGATTTTGATTTTGTGTGTTTTCTAGCCTTAAAGCATCTAGACAAACATAGAATTCGTCTGAAATAAACACCTCTTCTGTGACTTCGTTCTTTTCTGTTACTGTGACATACGCTTTAACCACATCTGCATTTTTCCAAGTAAATCCAGAACTCCTATTTAATTCTTCAAACTTTGCAACAGAAATAAAATATCTTTGATTTTCAAAATCTACGTCTGGATCAGTACTGCTTAGTACTGTTTCAAACCTTGCGTACTCTCCAACGTTGTAGACATCTCCCTCTGCAAACTCTAGAATAATTCTTACATCGTGAGGCTGTACATTTCTTGTAGAGTCTTTGTTTATTACTGAGAAGGCTAGCCTTAACTCGTCTTTTGGTGATGACTTATCAAAATCTAGAGTTGCTCCTGTTAATACTAGGTGAGGGGAAAGAGCAGTCCCTAGCGTAAGTTCATCAGTAACTGGGTCTATCTCAATATCTGAAACATCTCCTCTAAGGACCACAATACTATTTAAAAACCTAGAACCTTCATACCTGTTTGATCTAGTTGAATTTGTAAAGGTTGGGTTATCTGCATTTGTTATAAATGCTTTGCTAGTTGTTTGAATGTCTCCAGCAACGTCTAATCTAGTTTCAATTGGGATGAGGGCTGCATTGCTATACTTCCAGTTTTCATCCTTATTAAATAAAAATATTGACCTACTGTCATTAAAGTTTGCACTTGGGTTTGATCCCGCAGACCAAATGCCAACCTCTGTTATATCATATCTGTCTAGCGTTGGAAGTTCTCCAGTAAATACAATCTTAGATACTCCGTCTTCAGTAACGTATCCTCTTGATGTTACTGGTATTCTAAACATCTCAAAGTCCAAAGATTCTTTTGCTCTCATAGCAGTCATCTCAGCCTCTGAAAATGTATAAGAAGATGATACTGGTTTGGCTCCACAGCCAATTGCAATATATGAGGCATAGGCTGGTGCCTGACCTACAAGGTATTTTGCCAGAATTGACTGGCCTGTATTAGTTATCATTTTTACTCCTAATTAGTAATTGTATCATCAAAATATCCCCCTTGGTTAATTATCTCTATCTCTACCTGCTCTTCGTCTTCTAGGTTAACAAGATCAATTAACAAGTTGCCTGAGCCTTGCTCAAGGTAGACTATGGATCCATTACTTCCATTGCCGTATTTAGGAATCTTATCTTCAAGTTTTATTGAAAAGTTCTTAAACAAAACATCTGATGTGCCACCAAGTTTGATTATATTATTAGAGTTATATTCAAGCATGATATTCTTTAGGTTTTTAACAATGCTATACATAATGTTTTGTCCATTTATAGCATCTGCCCTGGAAATATTAATTAGTTCTTGTCCACCAATGTCTTGAAATATAATCTCAAACATAGCCTCATATGCTATTGGATCATTTAAATCATCAACGGCATTAGGGACGGCGACCTTGGTTGAGTTGGTTTGAGTACTTCTACCAAAGTCATTAGTCCAGGTATAGGTATATGTTGCTTGATCTGCAGTTGCATCTATAGCCATTACAATACCTCACTTAAAAAGACAGACATCTCTGGTCCGTCTTTTGATTTTGAATATTCTATATTATATACTACGAACCTAGAGCCAACAGATCCAGCCCTATTAATATTTTTTTCAACATAGTCTACTTCCACGATATCTCCTAGTTGAATCATAGGGTTTGCAAATATTTTTAAACCTATTGACTTTCTTGGCTTTGTTATTTTTTTAACTAACCAGGACATTAGGTTTTCAGCAGCATCGGCTGATTGTACGTATGGAACATCTAAAGAAAAATCTTTTTTGCCGTAAAGCATTCTGCTTGCTTTGATATCTTCATAGTTTTTTGTAACTTTATTAACAGCAGTTATAAGACCTGTTGAGTCAAACTGTGGGTCTGAAAGATTGCTATTTTTTGAAAAGTAATCATCAACACTATAATTATTTGTAGACTGATTTGTAAAGGCTATACCTTGAACTCTTAAATAACTTTGGCTACTTGAGTCTAAACTTAGTGTTGTATCTGTTGTATTAAAAATTAAAAACTCTGCTCCGTATGATCTGGCCCTGAACCCAGATACAGCATAGGACTTTAACTTATTAAAGGTTGGAGATAACTGTGCGTACAGTGCTGGATATGCTAAATCATATCTAAAATTAAAAGATGCTGCTTCTCTCATGATGGTACCAAACTCGTCAAAGTAGATACTAAACTTGGGAGGTTGGGAAGAACTTATGCCAGTCAGATAGGCAGCCTGGACAGCCCCACTCATTGAGTATTTTCTAAATGAATCTTGAGCACTTATTCCAGAATTACTAAATACATTTGCAACTGGAGTATCTAGTTGAAATGATGTGTTTTGAGAATAGTTATTTGCTAAGGCATAAACATTTTCAAACATAACTCTAGAAGATCCTCTAATAAAAAGTGCAAGGTTGTTATATACCTTTAATGGAGAATCGTCAAAAACTGTAGCAATAAGATTATCGTTTAGATATAAGAAAAACTTTCTTTTTGATCCAATATCCTGGTACTCTACAGAAAGATCGTAGACAGTTGGATTTTGTTCTGCTGCTACTCTATACTGACCCACGAACTGTCCGCCATCTACAATGATGTTCGCAAGACCTTCATAAAGAGTAATAGGTATTGCAGGGCCTGACAAATTTGAAGTTTCTGCTTCTAATTTATAGAATAATACATCGTGGACATTTTGTCTTGCAGAATCATTTACCTTGGTTGCATCTAAAGCAATTATTTCAAAGTAGTATCCAGCATTTGTTTTTGGGTCAACCATGATTGCAATACCACCACTGCCTCCTGCAATTGTAATTTTTTCATCAGCAGTCTTTCCTTGTACGGTATAAAGTTCTGAAGGTCCAACTGGAGTTTGTCCATTTTTTTCGTTATCTTCAATTCTTCCAATAACTCTAAGCCTTGTTCCAAAATGTTTAAAATTATTTGAAAGTGGCTTGTAAACATAGGACAAGAAGTTTGCAGGAGTATCTGTTGTTTTAAAGCCTCCGCCATTCATAACAAGAGCGGAAGACTGTGTTGTCCCGCTCTGAGTTGAAAGCATTTTATTTACAGTAGACTCTGAAATATATTTTGATGAAAAATAATTTTTAATAATTCCATTTCTGGTTGTCTTTAGGGCAAAGGTGTTGTTAACTCCAGCAGCAACATTTTTTGTTGTTGGTGGAACTGTCTGATCAAATTTAAAAAGATACTTAGCATCCATCTCAACACCACGGACGTTGTCATTGTTTGACCAGTATGGGTTTAGGCCAGCGTTGTGTTCTGAGATGGTGGTTCCAAACTGTGCTCTTCCGTGTTTGGCAACTTCTCCATTTTTTAACTTAGACAAACCATCTACCTCTTCATAGTTTGGTTCAGAGTAGATTCTTAAAAGTCCTGTAGGGTACAGTTTCCCATTAAAGGGCAAGGAGGCAAAGTAAGTGTCATACTCACTCTTAGAGGTTATCCACACATCCCCAGTTCCAGAAATATTATATTGAACTGCATCAAACTTTATAATCTCTCCGTTGGCATAAAAGTAACCATTGTACCTACCTAGATAGTATATGGCTTCTCCAAGGTCCATAGTATTATTAATTATTCTTCCATTAGATACCGTTGGAGCAACGGCTGATAAATAAGAGTTCAATGGGATTGCACTAAGATCATAGGTGGAGTTATTCTCTACCTCTTGGTTTATTGACTTTATTCTTTCTTCCCCAGAAACTTCCCACAAAAGTACTGGCTTGTATATATACATTCTTTCCTGTTCAAGCATCTGGGTTGCTTTAATGGTTCCAACAGTTCTTTCTATATGTCTTGTTGTGTATGATATTTGTCCAGCATTATAGACTTCGCTATCTTGACTAGTCAGTTCTATGATGTTTGCAAGTTTAGGCTTTGTGTCTTTATTTTTAATTACTTCTACCTGTGCGGAATCTGAAGATCCATATAAAGTTAAATCTGTAGGTCTTTGTGCTGCAGTTGGCATAATAAAATCTTTACTCATCATTATAAAATTATTATATTCGTCAAAGAACATTGCTGTTTGTGTTGAAACTGCTAGGTCCTGCAATATTTGAGCAACGCTTTTGTCTGGTGGAATAAAGAAGTATGGAATAACCATTTCAGATTCTCCTTCCACTCTTTTAAATACATAATTAGAAAATCCAATAGAGTCTAAAAGTAAAGATACAGCAGCGCTAACAGATGTGTTTGTTGACAATATCTCTGGTGCAGTTTGAGATTCAAAATAGAAGTACAGATCTCTTAGGGCGAGAGAGACCACCTTTGACTGGTTATCAACCTTTGGAAATCCGTCAGAGTACATGGTTTTTATAGGAACATAATAGTCTATAAGTCTTGCATCTGTCAAGACTTCATAAAGTTTTATTTGAATATTTTTTATATTTTGATTTGCAATAATACTAAGAGTGTTGTTTTTATTAAATGCATCATCAAAATCAAAAAATGTTATATTACCAGTTGATGCAAGAAGTTGTCCAACTGGCATTCCACTTTGTCCTAAATCTGAGGCACTTTTATTTAAAGAAAAGGATGTTACTCTATCTGATAAGTCAGCAGTAAGTCTAGGGGAAAACTCAATGAGATCAAAGGATGCGTCAAACTTCTTCATGCTGTCAACAACAATTCTAATACCAGAGATGTACTCAAACTCCTTATACTTTAGTTCTCCTCTTACAGTATAACTTGTTGGGTCTGTAAGTTCTGTAACAAAATTAGTAAAACTATCAACGACTGGCTCTTCAAACTTCCACCCATAGTTTGGAACAAATATCTTCCACTCATCCTTATACCAGATATGATATTCTCCAATATCCCCAGAGTTTTCAACAATAAGATATGCATCTCCTTCTCTTGTTCCCACTGGGGGCCTAAGAGATAAAGAGGATAGTTCTCCACGATAAACAAATACTTCAGAATATATTTTTGGCAAGATCAATCCGTAGGCTAGTTCCACATATCCATCTGATTGAATTATTGGGGTTCCATCTTTTCTTTTATCTTGATCATTAAATGAAACTGCATCTACCCAGTTATTATTTTTTAATACTTGAACCTTCCAAACATTTGGAGTTGTTTGATTTAGTTCTCCAAAGTACGGGTCAGAAAAAGAACCTGACTTATTTGTATATCTTCCAGAATCGATGTCTCCAATATTTGTCTGCATCTTTACAACAAGTCTGTTTGCTGGAACCTTATCTTTATACACAACAAATGGGGCAGCATCTTCAATCATATGCCTTCCGTTCATTGTCTTTGTAGCCGTTCCGTACTCAATACCATTCTCAGTTCTAAACGATGTCCAGTATTTGAATGGATCATTCTTGTCTGCCATATAATATCTTGGCTTTCTTGCCATATTTATGTCAGGGTTATGTAAAAACTTTCCACCCTGAAACACTGCCTTATTAATTCCAGATCTTGGTCTAAAAGGTTTTACGCAATCCTCTAGTGAGTATAAAAGTTTTAACTTTTCTTTTTTGGGAATAAGGTTAAACGGTAGATCGTTTTTATCAAACCCTCCATCAATAACAACATCTGCATCTGTTGCTCCATAATAAAATGCTGGGGATGAAGTTTTATTTTCTAAAACAAATGTGTTTGGAATAGTTCTATAGATAGATCCTGCATCATATGGGCGGTATCTATAATTTCCAACTGCTAAAATATTTGTAGCAATATTCATGTTCCATTCAGCAACAACCAATGATTGTGTTTTAATAGAAGAACTTGTCTCTATGTGCTTTAATAAATCTTTCTCTTGAAACATTATGCCTCTTCCAGAGTTAAAGATACATTCCAGAAGTCAAAGTTAAGCCCACTTCTTTTTTGAACTGA